AGTTCAGAGGGAACGGTTCGCAACGGTAGCGGCGATACTATCAAAATGGAACTTGCCGACATCCTTAAGGGCGACTATCTCGCGCCACACATTTCGATCTGGCATTACAAGCTAGACGAACTCGAAGAGGTTGCCGATCCGGCGATGTGGTTGAAGGCAAATCCGAATCTTGGTCGAACAGTTTCCTATGAAACTTACCATTTGGATGTAGAGCGAGCAGAGAAAGCTCCTGCTGCTAGGAATGACATTCTAGCCAAGCGTTTCGGTATTCCGATGGAGGGGTTCACCTACTTCTTTACTTACGAGGAGACTCTTCCACATCGCGCGCGAGAGTTTTGGCAGTTACCTTGCGCCCTTGGTGCAGACTTATCCCAAGGCGACGATTTCTGTGCATTCACATTCCTCTTCCCGCTATCGGGCGGTCGATTCGGCGTGAAGACGCGAAGTTATATTTCGTCTCTGACGTTGATGAAACTACCAGGGGCTATGCGGCATAAGTACGAGCAGTTCATCAAAGAGGGTAGTCTCCATGTCCTCGAGTGCACCGTCTTAGACATGATTGAGGTCTATGATGACCTCGAGAAATTTATCGAGGAATCTGAGTATGATGTTCGTACGCTCGGCTTCGACCCTTACAACGCTAAGGAATTTGTTACCCGTTGGGAACAGGACAACGGTCCTTTCGGTATTGAGAAGGTCATTCAGGGCGCGAGAACAGAGTCAGTTCCTTTGGGTGAGTTGAAAATCCTGAGCGGCGAACGCATGCTTATATTTGATCAGGAGCTAATGACTTTTGCCATGGGTAATGCCGTAACGCTCGAGGATACCAACGGGAATAGGAAGCTCATGAAGAAGAGACAGGATGAGAAGATCGACAATGTCGCTGCTTTATTAGACGCCTATATCGCCTATAAAGCTAATAAGGAGGCGTTCGAATGACAGACATGACCCGAGAAGATGCCCTAGAGCATTTCGGTGTCAAGGGTATGCATTGGGGTGTTCGTAATAAGACGTCCGGTGGTTCGGCTCGGATTAGCCGTAAACAGAATCGTCAAATGAACAAAGAAGCCTCTCAGAAGTTCTACGGCGATAAGGCAGCTACTCTATATAAGGAAGCTAAAAAAGGTGGAGATGGTGTCCTGGTCAAAACCAAATTCGCATATGACTCGTATCCGACGCTAGTAACGGGAAAAGAGTTTGTCAAGCATCTTGAGAGTGGCGGGGCACTGGATATTCGAATGTCGGAAGTTTATGCTCGCCAATCTAAGCCAGATTCTCAATTCGTTGTGAATGATTCTCCGATTGGGACCTATCGAAAGCAGAATTTCCGGAAGGATTAACCTCCAAGAAAGTAGGGATTCGAATGACTGATATTCTAAGAGAGGATGCCCTAGAACACTTCGGCGTCAAGGGAATGCATTGGGGTGTGCGGAAGAATTCGCAAACCGGGGGCAGCAGTGGACCATCTAAGGCTCAGAAATTTGCTACCAACCGGACCGAGAAGGCCATTCGCCTACACGAAAAAGCTCGCGATAATAAGGGCGTGATCGGTAAAGTTGCTCTTATCGACAAATACACCTGGGGTGGAAATGGTCGTTTTGAGAAGCTCCAGAATAAGCGCATCTCTCAATTAGAAAACTCAGTCGAACTGATTTCTAACGGGAAACATGTCGCTTCAACGATTCTCTTTGGTCCTCAGTATACAAAAGATAAGGCGTTTCAGAAGAAAATGGCGAAGTAGTATCGACTTCCCTGGATTATAAGTTTCGATAGTAAACAAGGAGGAAAGAGGTGACTCATGGTCGATATTGGCGCTCGTATTAAGCATGCTTGGAATGTCTTCTTCAATCTGGAAGATCGTGTCCAAGTACAGCAATATTACAATCTAGGACCGAGTTCGAGTATCAGGCCTGATCATACTCGTCTGTATTTCGCCAACGAACGTTCACTTGTCTCGGCAATCTACATGCGGATGGGCGTTGATGTAGCTTCTAATAAGATTCTTCATGTGCGATTAGATGAAGAGGGACGGTTCTTAGAAGAGATTGATAGCGGCCTCAACAATTGCTTGACTATTGAAGCGAACATTGATCAGGCGGCACGCGCATTTCGTCAAGACATTGCAATGACGCTCTTCAATAAAGGGGTTGCTGCTCTGGTCCCCGTAGATACGACAGTCAGCCCAGTCACGACAGCCGGTTACGAGATCAAGACAATGCGTGTCGGCGATATCGTCCAGTGGTATCCAAAGCATGTCCGAGTCAGTCTCTATAACGAGGCCACCGGTCAACGCGAAGAGGTAACCCTCGAGAAAGCTTTTGTCGCTATCGTCGAGAACCCCCTTTATGCCGTCATGAACGAGCCGAACTCTACTCTGCAGCGTCTTCTTCGAAAGTTGACTCTTCTAGACGCAGTTGACGAGGCATCCAGTTCGGGCAAGCTCGACCTGATCATTCAGTTACCCTACGTCATCAAATCTGAAGCACGGAAGCAACAGGCCGAACAGCGGCGTCAGGACATTGAGTTCCAACTCAAGGGTAGTCAGTATGGAATCGCCTATACTGATGGTACCGAAAAGATCACTCAGTTGAATCGTCCTGCCGAGAACAACCTTCTGAAGCAAATCGAATACCTGACCACTATGCTTTATGGACAACTTGGTTTGACGCCCGAGATTATGAATGGAACGGCTGACGAGAAAGCCATGCTGAACTATCAAAATAGGACTATTGAGCCTATTCTCATGGCCATCATTGAAGCTATGCGTCGCACCTTCTTGACAAAGACCGCGCGGACCCAAGGACAGTCCATCGAATACTTCCGCGACCCGTTCAAGCTGGTCCCTGTGAACGATATTGCCGAGATTGCTGATACATTCGCTCGTAACGAGGTCTTGACTTCGAACGAGATTCGCCAGATTATCGGATTCAAACCCGCTGCAGACGCTAAAGCTGACGAACTACGGAACAGCAACATGCCGCAACCTGAAGTGAGTTCTGAGACTGCTGCAGAAGTTGAAGCGGAGAATGAAGAACTGGCCCAGGCAGCTCTTACAGACCTCGAGTCAGAGCTGGATAGTGTCTTCGCTGAGTTAGAGGTGTAGTATGGTCGACGATTCAGCACTTCTACATGGCGAGAAGTATGACGCAGCGAAGGCTCGGGAATACTATCTCCGTACTCGGAAGCTAAAAGGTCGTCAGGCCGGTCAACAGGAACCCTCTGGTAAGCCCCGATCCCCAGCAGCCAAACCGACTAGTGGTCAGCGGAAAGGGGCCGCCCCATCCAAGAGCGCAGCCAAACGACGAGCGGAGACCAAAGCTAAGGTTACCCAGCTAAAGGCGCGGTTAGCCCAGTTGAAAAGTAAGCTAGCAGAGTTGGTAAAGGCCGCCAAAGCTCGTAGTGGAGTCGACACCCCCGATAAACCCAAGACGGCTTCGAAAGCGGAAACTCCTAAAGAGAAGGCCGCTCGTAATGCTGCCGATAAAAGTCGGAGACCATTGACCGCTAAGCAGAAAGCGGACCAAGCAAAGCGCTCGAAAGAACACTATGCTAAGACCAAAGATACCTCTAGCTCAAAAGACATTGAACAATTGAGAGCTAAGATCAAAGATGTCGAAAAGCAACTCAGAGACGCCATGGCATCGGCAAAGAGGAATACCTCCAAAGGGAAAGATCCTTTCAGTAATTTGAATTCAGCGCTCGACAAAGTCTTCAAGGACTTAGGAGTAGATGAATGAATGTCCATCCGAAAACCAAGACGGCATCGAAAGGCCGTTGACACTAACTAGGAAGGAGCCTATCAAAATGGAAGCTGATTTCAGCGGGTACGCTACCAAGACAGGCATCAAGTGCTCCGACGGTCGAACGATCATGCCCGACGCTTTTAAGCACAATGACGGCATGAAGGTTCCGCTTGTTTGGCAGCATGGACATGCTGATCCGACTAACATCCTCGGCTATGCCATGCTCGAGAATCGAGCCGATGGAGTCTACGCCTATGGATTCTTCAACGACACGGAGTCTGGCCAGAGCGCTAAGACCCTTGTGCGACATGG